CTACAACGCCTCCAAGAGCAGATACGGTCTCTAAGCGGGAACATCGTGGAGATTGTTCGGATTATTCTGGGCGGTCTCTGTGCACCGCTTCGTGGCAGGGAGAGCACAGCACCCTGCCGCTGACGTCATGTCAGTAAATCTTGTCGAGAGAGAAATGGGTGCGTCTTTTCAGTCCAGACTTCAAATGACATGCCTTTGTTAGATGCGAAAGCGCTGGCAGCTTCGAACTTAGCGATGTTCTTTGGATCCAATAAGTGACAATTAGGTTTAAACTCTATGAGCATCTTTCGGCCGTCGCTGTATTCAACTAAGCAATCAACCACGTAGTGACGGATTTTTCCATTAAAGTCATATTCGATTGTGAGCGGCTCCATCGTATAGGAAGTGATAGAATCATCAGCTTCCATGAATAGAACTGCGTTCAACTCGAACATTGACCGATAGTAGACATGCTTACTAGACTTTGTTGGGTTCTCGTAGTAACCATGCACTCGTGTTGCCTTTGTGAGCATTCCGTTCTTGACACACTCGGCTTGTCTTTGACTCTGCTTCGTTCTATTATCTTCATTAGACCAATATGACTTCATGTTTTTGGCAATCTTGGCTTTGTGAGATTCAGACTTTAACCGGCCCGTCAATGCATCGGAAATCTTCTGTGCTCTTTCTGGTGTGTTCATCTTCTGTACGATCGCAGCGACCCGCGGGTCTTCTTTAGTCAATCCTGCGCACCACCCCTTAATCTCACCGTTCTTCCACATCTCTCTGCGAGTCTCGATACTCTTCTCTCTAGCAGATATATTGTTACCCCAATTGTTGTTGATTCTAGCACCATGCCCCCAGGCATATTCAGAGTATCCTTTGCCCAGTCCGTGAAATTTTACCGATTCTCCACAACCGCATTTACATGTGGGCTTGGAGCCTTCTAGGACGACGCTGACATAAAGATCTTCACTTCCCATGTCATGCTTTTTTGAAGCATGGATTCTGAGTGAATTGATTGTTTCGACTTGAAAATCACAGCTAGGACACTTAAACATAAAAACCTCCGCAGCGTTGGGCCACGGAGGTAATTATACCTCACCAGGTGTTTTGGTAAAGGACTTTTACTAGAACTGAAGTACGCAATTGTCAAAGCGAAGTGTCATTGAGATTTCCATCGGGCCGCCGTCTTCGTAGGTGACTTCGCCGAAGTTCGCCTCGGTGATGAAGGCGCCCTTGATGTCCCAGAGCTCCACCACGGTGCCGACAGGATCGAGGAGCTTCAGTTGGATGTCGCGCTTGTAGAAGTCTGCGTAGCCGCTGCGGCCTGACACTGACTCGAAGTGAGTTCGCACCCACTCCATCACCTGCTGCGCGCCGGAGGGAGCGATGGGATCGTGGAGAGTCACGGCCATTGTGCCGAATGAGGTCTTGCCCGCGAGGTAACGACGGGAGTTGATGAAGGGAACTTCAACTTCTTCCGTGGTGATCGTGGGACGTGCTGTGGTCTTGATGATGTAAGCGTCGATGCCCTCGATCATGAGGACCCAACGGTTCTTGCGCTTTGGTTCAAACTTCGCGGGAAGCATCGATGATACGTCAAGTGTTTCTGCGGCCATGTTTCTATTCTCCTATATCGCCTTTTTTAAGTATGTGTGAGTTTCAAAAATGTTCTACAAATTACGTGCTTTGTCGTCTTGCATGAACGCCAGAATAATAGAATTTAATCAATTCACTTAAACCATCCCTGTTAAATTTCATGATATTCTGGCGTTCTCCTCGTGTGATTGTCCTATCACTCTTGGATGTTGTTTGACACCACGAAGTCGAGTGAGACGAACTCGATGCTCTTTGTGGGCTGGACAAAGATCTTTCCGCGGAGTGTGTTGTTGAGGATGTCGTCCTGAGTCGTGGTGGAAGAATCGATGACCACCTTGAATCTCTCGAGACCTGCGAGTGCCTGGATCCGCTGGAGTCGGGGTGTGACCGCTGCAGAGAATCGAGCTAGTGTGGCTTCTCGATTGGGCTCGAAGATGATCGTGTTGGCGATCTCGCGCACCTGACGTCGGATCTCGATGAGGAGTCTTCTCACATTGACTCTGTCGAGAGCTGATGCAGCAACTTGCAGAGTCTTCTGACCCCAGACTACGAGACCAGAGGCGGGATTGGTTCCGCTTCTGGGAGCACCTGGGAATGCAACCAGAGGATTGATGCTGTTGTTGTAGAGCGTGTCAAGATCATTCTGGCTCAGTTTTACTCTCGCCTCGAGCGCATCTTGTGGAAGCGCACCGCGTGTGAAGCCGGCCGGAGCGAACCACGGATGACCCACAGCATCATTTAAAGAGAGCGCGCCGAGGACGACGACAGAGGGCGGGACAAAGAGATTAACTCCTATTGGATCGCTGTAAAGAACATCTGGGAAGTATGCTGCAGCAAAAGAGCTGTCGACGGATCTATCGCGGAATGTAGAGACCGTCTCAGTGACAGACGGGTGGTCGTCTTGATCTCTCACGTTGTCTCCATCGTCTTCACGGTGCTCAATGTCCATGATGAACAAAGCGTCAAATCTTTCCTCGGTGGCTTGGATAGCTGTGTCTGTGACAAGCGGTTCTCTTATGCCCGGTATTGCGAGGAGTTGAATGTCCACGTTGACAGTGTTCTTCATGATCTCAAGTGCTTTGAGGTAAGCTGCGACGCTGGGTCCTTCTCGAAGCCCGCGGCCGAGCCCTGCGGTCATGTCGGCGACTGTGGCTAAGTTGTTGATCTCAAATTCATTCTCATCAAAGATGTTCACGCCATTGAACCCACCTTGCATTATAGCAGTGAACTTTGCGTAGCGCTTGTTATCAGCGAGATCGTCAACCTTGAAAGGCCTTGTCTTGGCTGAATCAGTGTCACCGATGTTGCTAGAGAGGTACCCACCGCCAGAAGGTGCACCGCTTCTCACGTACACGGCCTTCCCCCACTTCTCAGGATCAGCATTACCTGACGAACCTGTCACAACTTGAATGTTCTCAAGCGTAAATACATTGTTGCAGAATCTGTCCGAATCGATTATACCATTCGCCGCTGTGTCAGCTTGACCCGCATTGCTACCGGTTGCAAAGTTTGCTTCTCCTATAACGAACTGTGGGAAAAACGTAGCAAAAGACTCAATTGAACCATTCTTTAAAACAGAACCATTTCTCTTTGTTAGTGTTTCAGGATGCTCGAATTGTACACCCCAGTAGAAGCTTTTCTCAACCTGCTCCTTAACCGACCATTCTTCGCCTGTTGTAATCTTCGATCTAAAGGGAAGCGGTGGTGTGACTGAACTCTTGAGATAACTTCCTGTTCCAAAGCTGTAAACTTGCGACATGATATCTGCAACTGCTTTTGGCGTGACTGTCGAAAGAGGTGCAGATCCAGATGTAACTAAGTGGCTTACACCCCTAAATCCCATGGGAAGCGCAGCTGGGTCTGTAAAACCATTCTCAATATCCGGGTGAACTTCTACGCGAACATAATTGGAGCGGTTTGCATAATTTCCTTCAACAACTAATTTCTGTGAAGATAGTTCTCTGTCGAAGTCGTAGTAAGCGTGAAGATCACCAATGACTTTAGCGATGTATCTGTCTGACGACGGATCAAGTGTTACGCCTGAAAATTTTTCATTCACAATGACCTTCTTGTCGAGGTCTCTGTCGTCCCACAGTCTTAGCAATACGTCAAAAGTGCCGTACTTATTGAGCGGATCATTTGATTTATTAATATTTTCAATAGAGAATTTAATCTTATTTGATATTTCACTGCCATCGTCAAGCGCATGGAATTTGAACAGCTCAACAGCTTTACCACCAAATTTTTGAGATATAAACCAGGGCGAAACAGCATGTCCAAATCTATCTCTAAAGTTTTCGTAATTGGGTGCTGTAGAAGTTCCTGCGTTCCTGCTTTGTGAGCCAGAGACGATGAAAGCTGACGGTTCATAGCCACCCATTGGACCAGAACCTGAGGCGGCGTCAATGACACCCGAGCCCGTCAAAACTGCTAGTGAACCATGAATGTCCCAGTGTGCGTACAAATAATGACCAGATTCTTGCAGCTTAAAAGGGTCTGTATTGAATGTTTCGTAGAAGTAATTATTTGAATTGACGTCGAACGAAGCCGTTATCACATTGGGCTTTGATGCATCTGTTCCCTTGTGTCCATTAAGAATTAAAACGAATTCTTGCTTAGCAATGCTATCCTTCGTAAGAAAAACTGTACCTAATGACGTACCTTTAGCATTTGCTTCAGTTACAACAAGTGAGCTAGAAGGGCCGTCTGAAGAAAGACCCGATCCAGGCACAGAAGAGGAAAGCCTCATTATGACACCGCTGGGGGCCATAAGCACACCTCTGATAATTGGAACTGCCTTTACAGAAGGCTGAATGCCTGCTTCGCTAAACAAAGTAGATCCCGCTGATTCTGACATGAAACATCCTAAGAAATAAGTTCTTCCAGGAGGTCCACCAGAATTAGCATATGCATTTGCACCAAGCGCATCAAGATTAGATGCTTGATCACTAGGCTGATTCTCACCGACTGTAAAACCAGCGTTCGTAACATCACCGGCAGAATTTCTCTTTTTTCCATCACCGACGCCTAGAACTTTTAAGTAAGTCAATGCTTGAGCGTTTCTAAGCCACTCACGAACTGCTAGCGGTCCAAATTTCTTTCCGTCAGTTTTGCCAAACTTAGCAGTCCAGTCTGATAAATTACCTACAGTCACAGGTACGAATGCTGGGCCTTTGAGCGAAGTTCCAATTACACCTGCAGGAATGCCAATGGGCTCCTGCGTAATCGGTCCTGTAAGATCAATCTCTCTAGCTGTTACGCCTGCGCTTCCAAACTTTAGTTTTGCCATTTAAGCTCTCCAATTACTAGCTAACTATTACTCAAGACACAAATTCACACGAACTCAACACCACTATTTGTAATGATAAAGTCTATTGCGATAAATTCAACAACTCGCGTAGGAACAACCACAATTCTTCCATTGAGTCGATTTAGATCGACATCTTCCTGTGAATTATTTGTTTCATTCATGACAACCTGAAAACCTTCGATGCCTGCTTGCACTTGAATGAGTCCCAGCTGAAACGAAGTATCTGCAACAAACTTGTTGCGGACGGCGGGTGTGTTTTGCTCGAACACAATTCTCTTTGCAATGTCGATCACTACTCTCTTTATCTCAAGCATGAGGCGTCTGACATTGACACGATCTAGTGCAGATTTGTTAATCTTTAGCGTCTTTTGGCCAAAGATCACAAATCCGAGCCTTGGAAAAGTCGCAATTGGATTAATTCTTGACTCGTACAAGCGGTCTCTGTCAGACACGTTGAGTCGAACTGCAACGTTAGTCACAAAGTCGAGAGCAGCACGATTAAAACCTGCAGGTGCAAACCACGGATATGAAACGCGGTCGTTGAAACCAAGTGCGCCGAGCGCGGCAACTGAGGCAGGAACTTTGACTCGTCTTCTATTCGTTGCATCATCAACGTAGACATCAGGGAAATATGTCGCAACGTAGTCATTGTCGATGTTTCTGGAATCAAGCTCGCTACAGACGCGATCAATATTCGGCTTAGCAGTAGAGTCATCATATAATCTATTGCCGCTGTCATCATAAGAAGGTATGTCCATAACGTGCATTGCGAGACCGTAATCCCTGACTTTTAACATGGTATCATCATTGATGAAAGGCTCTTTAATGCCAGGAATCAAGAGAATATTGTTATTTGCAGTTAGCGGATCAGTTGCAATATTGACAGCGGCAACGTAAGAAGCGACGCCGTTGTTACTAACATCCTGCCCCGATGGATTAGTCGAAAAACCATTAATCGTATTGTTCGAAGAAGCACCGCCACCAGAATCAAACGACACAGACTTGTCATTGAGCCTGCGTGCATTTCTTTCTAATATATTAGTTCCATCAAAGCCGCCAAACATAAAGTTTGTGAACTTTGCAAAGGGAGAAAATCTATTAAAATCCGAAGCCGAGCCAGATGCAAGAATTGTCGCAAGCGACATTCTATTGCGGGATGCTTCCCTGTATGTATATTTTGCACTGTCAAGAACAGCATTTCTAATGTAAGCCGCTTCTTTCATGTGCGTGTTAACAGAGCTTGTTAGGTCTCCAATTGAATCATTGTTAAGAATAACTTTTGATAGAGAGAATTTATTGTTGCTAAGAACATCAGCATTTGAACCAGTCACGAGAGCATCAAGCTTCTCAATTCCGACAAATTTGCTGAAGGAGGCAAGCAGCTCATTCTTTTCTTGCAAAACGTTTGGATTTAGTAAAGAAGTGCTTGTCACATCTGAAGACGAGCTGTCTCTCTCAAACTTAACACCCCAGTATAAACTTGGCACTGTGACTTCTGAATTACCTGGTGCACCAACAAACGAAGGGCTCGATGGCATTTCCCCTCTTGTCACCTTAAACCTCATTGGAACGGGAGGCATGTACGAAGATGAAAGTTTTAAAAATGATGTGCTTAGTTTTCCGCCAAGGCGTGCATTTGCAGAGCTTAAGGCATCAGTTGAAACAAGGTTGGGATTAACATTGAGCGCTCGAAGTCCCTTAAATCCAAACGGTAGACTATTTTCAGGTACTTGTTTATTGTCAACGAGCGAGTTCATGACAATTCTAATATACTTAGAGCGATTTGGATACTTTCCTGTTGCAACGATACGTCGCTCACCAGGAATGTTAGCATCAAAGTTGTACACAACTTTTCTATCTCCGATTACCTTAGCAACGTAATTTGGTGAATCAGCATTTAAAGAGCAGTTTGAGAACTGCTCAATTACTTGCAAGGTTTGATCTGTGTCGTCCCAATTTCTAACTTGAATCGTAAAAGTTCCATATCGATCAGCGTCATTTGTAGAAGCCTTAAGATTGGAAATTGAGATCTTGTAAAGCTGATTTGCATATTCGCCATCATCAATTGACTCAAAATGGAACAAGTCATATTCAGTCTTACCGAAAGGCTGAGAGATATAAGTAGTTGTCTTGGGTGCGGAATATCTAGTATTGAATGATCCAAAAACTTCTCGGAAAGATTTGCTTGAATCGCCTGATGTGGAAGTATTTGCAGAACCCGACAAGACGCCCACTCTGCTTTCAGCGCTACCACTTGCAAAAGCTATTAATTTATCGATAGCAAAATCTGCGTGCAAATAATGTTGCTCTTGGTAGAATTTATCAGGATCTTTATTAAGAATTTTTCCAATATAGTCACCATCTGATGGATCAAAAGATGCGGTTAAAACTTTAACCCCTGACACACCGTCTGTCACGAAGAAATCAGATCCTAAAGAGGATGAAATGATCAGCTTAAATTTACCTGATATAAGATCAGCATCATCATCAACTGCTGTAGCAACAGCAAAAGAAGAATTTGCAATGCTTCCGTGTGACGCAGTCACCATAATTCTAGCAGTGTTAGGTGTCATAACGAGACCTCGGACCAAGTTGACATAGGTTGAACCTGCGAAGGTATCGTTATCAGAAAACACAGGAGCAGCTGCACCTTCATAAGTTCCAATTTCGTGTCTTGCAACTAAAAATTGCGCCACGCCGGCGTGTCTATTGTCAGTAGTTGAAGTTCCTGCTAAGGAGAAACCTGCACTTTGCACAGTTCCATACGTAGCAGTATCTGTTATGTGTGCAGACGTTGAATTTGCGCCGGCGCCTAATACTCTAATGTAAGTAAGCGACGATCTATTCTTTAAAAATTCATTTGCAGCATAAGGTCCAAATTTATCTGGGTCTAAGTTGCCAAACACTTCAACATATTCGTCAAAAGTAGCAACTGTCACAGGAATAAATGCCGGCCCTTTATTGGCAGTGCCAATGATTAATGCAGGCACACCTACGGGCCCTAAAACTGGGGGTGCTGAAAGATCTATTTCGCGCTCATAAAAATTTGGCGACTTAAACGTCTGCTCTGACATGGATTATCTCCTTAACATTCACCAAACAGTAATTATCGTCTTAAAACTAACTAATAAAAAGAAAATTCACTCTATATCGTCTAAGCTGTAACCCGAATAGATAGTTTCTCCTGTCGCATTTTTCGATTTAATCTTTAAAAATTTAAATCCTCTTGGGACAGTAGTGTAGGCAGGATCATTTGGATCGCCTCCGCCTGGATTTTTTGAATCGTGCTCAGACACAAATGGAAAAACTTTTTGTTGTCTCCAGCCAACACTCCGCTGGTCATCTAGTGAATTTTTTTGATTATCTAAAGGAAGCGTAGGATCATCTGATCCTAAAATATATTTGTTACTAGCTTTTTCTGCTGTCAAGGCGTCGTCCTTCATGGCAAAGTTCTTAAACTCAATTGAAGGTGAAGACACATATCTCTTTAAAGGGACAGGTGCACCCGGGGTTTGTGTCACAAAGAAATAAGCAGGTACATTAATAACAAAGTTGTGTTTAATAAATCTCTCACTAGCTGACATGTCCTCAAAGCTAGTCTCGGTCGAGTAAGAACCACCCTCGACAGATGCAATAAACCAATAACCCTTGTCTGTGTCTAGACGCCATGATTGACTTTGTGGTAAAAATGAAGAGATAAATTTTTCTATGACTTGATTGGAGTGCTGCATGTATTGCGTCCACACAGTCACCTGATATTTGACAGAGTAAAATTGTGGTGTTGGCACAATTATCGTCTCAAATATATTATTTAGCAGATTTGGTTTAAGATACGCGCCATCATTGATATCTTTATCTTGCGCTAAAGCACCTAGACTTCTCTCAACGACAGGTTGATTATCTATGCGAGTGTCGCTAGGATTAACTGCAAGATTGGTCTGATTCTTTAAAAATAATCTGTTAATTAGTAATTGGTAATCTCTATCTGATTTATCTAATCTTCTTCTTATTACAATCTCGCCCTGCTGTTGATTAATACCTCTACCCGCAATATCTGCAGCCATATCTTGTGTCAAATCTGTTCTCATTATAGTGATAAGGGGCAGTATCAACGTTCCCGTTAAGTCTCTAATGGGTTGACCCTTTTTCAACATTGACCATTTTTCACCCGCAGCAAATATTACGGGTACCTTAATTGAGCTTGATTCATCTTTGCTGACTTGAGGCGAAATTTCTTTATCAAATAAATTAAAGACGGCGGTATCGACATCTTCTAAACCGCAAGAGTTAATGTGAAAGTCGGGAGTACCTCCTACCTTTTCATAGCCAGACTTTAAAGGAGATATACCAAAATTTTTTTTACTCTGCGTTTTAAATCTAGTAGCCATAATTTACTCATTCATCGTAAAAAGTCTTTTTAATCTTTCTCACGCCGTCGATAGGTGTTTCTAAGACACCATTATCTATAAGGTCTCTCTTGTCACCTGTTTGGTTGCCAACAGAATCAAGTGCATTTCCGCGCTGCTGCTCAAAATTAACTTGAACTGCATCATCATCTGTGTAAATGATATCTGTCGGTCCCTTGAAATCTGCCTTAAAGAGACCCTCGCGGGACTTAAGGCCGAGGATCTTTACACCATCTTTGTGCTCAGGCATTCCATAGATGTTGCGAGTTACAGCGACCTCAGTTATTTCAAAGAAAATATCGCCAAAAGAAAAAAAGTCTCCTATGTTGACTTGAATTCCCTTATCCACAATGTCCCTGTACTGTAGAAAAACCTCTAATTGAAATTGTTTATCAACTCCAAATTTATCTATCTTGGTCGTCTGTTGAAAATTAGCATCAACTAAACACTCAATCTCTATGGGATTATCATAAATTTTCTTGACAGCTTCGTTATAAATGACATGTGATTTTGTCTTTAGCTCAGAGATGGGATAATAATATATCTTTTGTCCCACGACATCTTTGATAATCTCTTTTGTTATATCTGAGATAAAACTAAGTTCTCTTTGAGTGATGAAAAGACGGGCCATGATTCACCTACATCAACCTATCACTATAGACTTACCCAAGGGCATGGGTATATAACGCAAATTCTTGTTCATGTTTTCGGCGGCTACTGCATCACTTTCAAGAAGTTTTGATCTAGTTAGATTAACTAAAAACTCTTTTAGCTGTGTTACGAGTTTATCTTTGTCTTCTCGACCTTGAGTTACAAGAGACTCACCATTAAGCTGAAGATCAGCATTTGGAATTGGAATGCTCTGAAACTTAGAACGAATTAATCCAAGCAACTCTCTACAGAGTGCCAATGTATATTGACGTATCCATTGACGACCTGGCTGTG